CTGACGGGAACGGCGGATGTGATTTGCAACGCCAAAGGTGGCGTTAAGATCGGCCTTGATATATTCCATCATGGCATCGGGCAGAGTACCCGCCGCAACCACCTTGGATTCAGAGAACCAAAACAGACCCTTGGAACTTGCGTCATTCGTCTGCTGAAAGAGTTCCACGCCAACCTTCTTGTTCTGCGAAAAGTAATTCTTCACCTTGCCGATGTAGCCGGTGAACTTGCCGCTGTATTCCGCATCAGGCAAGATTTTAACGATCATTCCAATCTGAAGCATATAAACCATCCTTTCATCGGTGAAGCCATTCACGGCGGATGTACTGAATCGCCGTTTCAAAGCCTTCAGACATTTCAGCGGGGCAATTCGGGCTATGCTGGGCGCTCCGCAACTGCTTAATTGCCTTCTTCAGTTCGCCACGGGTGGCGTTAGGCGTGTAGGGGGGGGGAATCGGGCGCAACCACATAGATAATGGCGAAGAAGCAAATCATATCAATGTTGGTGGCGTTCCTGATCAACTCCAACAGTTCATCACGGGTGTTGTCCATCGGTATTCCCCTTTCAGGCCGTAAGGCCGAAGAAGGAATTGAACTGATCAGCCCCCACATAATCACGGAATTTGGTGGGGTTGATGTAGTAATTCCAGCAAGCGCCGGTTCCGGGAACAGCGTTCCCGAAGGGAAGAAGGCCACGCTGAAGGCCGATTCTGACGAACTGATCGGATTTGCCCATGCACCGGGCGGCTTCCTTCACGCTGATCTTCTTGATGGGCGGTTCCGCAACCGGGGCGGCCCCATAGCCGATCAGGTAATCAAGGGTTACGCCGGTGGCATTGGCAAGGGCGGCGATCCGCTCCATGTTGGGGGTGTTCTTCCCGGAAAGATACTGACTGATTGCGGCCTTGGAAGCCCCCGTCCGCCTTGACAGGTCGGATTGGCTCACATTGGCCTGTTCCATGGCGTTCTTCAAACGCTCTGCAAAAGTGGTGGTCATTGCGCTTACTCCTTTCAAATGGCTTTGTAGTGGCCCGGTTCGGCCATCGGCTCCACTTCCACCGTGGAAACCAAGGCCCACCAATCAGGTTCCGGGTAAAGGTTCCGATCACTTCTCAAAATGGTTCGGTTCTGAAAGTGAACGGCCTTCCAATCATTGGCGTTTACCAGCTTCATTGGTTATCACTCCTGTTCTTCAAAGGCCACTTCACATTCCCCACAGAGAACATGAACTTCCTTGGTGGCCCGGATGATGGTTCCGCAACAGGGGCAAACATACTTGCGGGAACTTGATCCCCCCCCCTTCCGGGAACCCTTCAGCGGATTGGTACGGGGCCGAACCAGACAGAACCCGGATTTGCCAAGGGATTTCACGAAGGCTTCAGCTTGCGGGTTCAGGGTGGTTTTGTGCCATCCGTACTTTTCGCCTTTCTCCACGGTCAGCCCGTGGGCTTCAGCGGTTTCCTTGAACTTCCGGTTGTGGTATGAACCAGAACGGGAAGTGTCTTGAACATTGTCCTGAAGGTTCTGAAGGTGAACCATTTCGTGAAGCAAGGTTCCACAGGTTTCTTCAAAGGGGCGGTTCAGGTATTCGGCACACAGGTTGATTTCGTAATAGCCGCCTTCCTTGGTGCCGTCTTGCCACGCCTTCCAACCAGTACACCACCCATAGGCCCCACGGGTATGATCCGGGGAAACGGTGATCACAGGCTTTTCCAGCTTCCCTTCAAAGAAGGCTTTGTTGAATTTTGAAAACAAGGTTTCAAGTTCATCAATGACCGGTTTCAAACTGACTTCATTCATGGTTCTTACTCCTACTGAACACTATATGTGCTCGATTTAGTTAAAAAAAAGTTCCTGCACCGAAACACCAAAGAAGTTGGAAATGCGAACCTTCACTTCATCACGGGGAACCCGTTCATCTCGCTCATACATGGCATAAGAAGATTTGGTGATCCCAAGTTCCTTGGAAATTTCGTCTTGGGTTCTGCTTCCACGCAGTTCCCGAAGTTTCTTGCCAACACTCATATTTGCACATCCTTTCTTCAGAATTAGAACAGCCAAAGCCCCAACAAGCAATTTCCGGGCGGTCATATCTTTTACATGGGGATTGATACCCAATACCCGAACCCATAAACCGGGGGCGCTCATGTTGTCGCTGTTGCCCTGCCATCATCAGCACCGGTGGGGCGGTTCCGGTGGACGGGCCATCAGGCCCGTTTCGGCTTATTCAGCATCCATGTATTTTGCGGAAACCTTAATCATTGATTCTGCAACCGCTTTATCGGTTACACCCCGATAAGTTTTATTGAACAGTATATACACAAGACTAAAGGTTATATCATCAGAAGAATCATAGGCAACTTCAAGAGTAGCTTCCGGGCAATCTTCCATAGTCTTTTCGTGGGGAAGGGTAAAAGCGTGTGGCACACCATAAGTAGTAAGCATTTCATCCAGTTTTTCAAGCAAGGTATCATCCATATCAGGGTGTCCTTCACGATCCTTAATGGTAACATAAGTATCAAAAACATGAACCTTCATTTTCAAATCCTCCCAATCAGTTCGTGCACCTTTTGTGCTCGTCTGATTATCATTATACACGATATGTGCTCAAAGTCAAGCACAACCGAACACAAATTGTGCACAAAGAAATGTGTTACTAATTGTGCACATCGACGGATTGACTTTGTGCACATAATGTGTATAATAAATTATAGAAAGACTTCTGAAAGGGGTGTACTTATGCCGAAGTTTTCTGATCGGTTCAAGCAATTACGAACCGAACGCCGTCTATCCCAACAGAACTTGGCGGATCAGCTTGGTTTTTCTAAAAGTAGTGTAAATATGTATGAACGGGGCGAACGGGAACCGGGCCTTGAATCTATGGAAACCATTGCTGACTATTTTAATGTTGATTTGGATTACCTCATGGGAAGATCAGACATTCCGAACCGGAATGATTGGTTGAAAAGTATCAATAAATCTGTGGTGGTTGAACCTTCACAGCCACAAATGAAGTTTGATAACATCATCCCAATTTCTACAAAGCGTTTCCCATTACTTGGTGACATTGCGTGTGGAAAACCCATCATGGCAAACGAAGAAAAAGAATTGTATGTAGAAGCCGGGGCCAACATTTCTGCTGATTTCTGTTTACGGGCCAAGGGTGATTCCATGATCGGGGCCAGAATCTATGATGGGGATATTGTTTTCATCAGGAAACAGGAAATGGTGGACAATGGTGAAATTGCCGCTGTTATCATCGAAGATGAAGCAACCCTGAAGCGGGTGAATTATTTCCCTGAAAAGAACCTTCTGATCCTGAAGGCTGAAAACTCCAAGTATGAAGATTTGGTTTATACCGGGGAACAGTTGGATCACATTATCATCCTTGGAAAAGCTGTGGCCTTCCAAAGTGATGTAAGATAGGCGGTGGCGGGATGAAGAAGTTCTTGAAAGGCGTAGTTGGGTACTTTCTTGGAACAGCAATGTTTGTTTATACTGCGTGTATCTTCATGGAACCTAATCTTCTTCCGGTGTTTGTCCTTATGGACGCTATCTGTGCTTTGATTTTATTTCTGATTTTCCGAAAGCGAAAACCGAAACCGGCAAAACAGAACCCGCCGTTCAGGTTCATTCCAATCTGAACCCGGAACGGGCTATTAAATCCATGCCGGGGGCCTACACCGTAGCAGAAGCCAAAAACCATGTGCGGATTGTTCAAGATTGTTTGAACATCTTTGAAAAGACGAAGAACCTTGAAACATTCTTTTCCCGCTATGAATATGGTATGCAAATAGCCCTGACGGTGGATCAAGCGGCCAAGGCCGGGATCATCCCTTACACATCTGATCTTCCAGCTTCTTTCTTCAAGGCGGCTGATAGTCAGAAAGAACGGGTTTTGTTAGATTCCTATTCCGATCAGAAAGCCAAGATCGATGAATTGAAAACCGCAAAGGCCAAAGCCACCCATTGGAACCGGTATCTGAACACCCTGAAAGAATACGAAGATCAATATTCCATGAACCCTGATTCTGAATATCCTGAAGTTCTGGAACAGGTCAAAGGTGAACTTGCCAAACTCGATCTGTCCACATCCGTTCCGCCGTCCAATCCCTGAAAACACAGGAAAATCAAGGCTTTGGAACAGGTGGAACAGATAAAGCGCCGGTTCTCTATATACTTTTTTTCTTTTATATATTTTTTTATCTACTCTTTGAAGTAATATAATATCCGTTCCAAGTGTTCCATTCTCTCAAAGCCACATCCCGCAAGGATTTTAAGCGGAACGGATATGGAACAAATGCAAAAAAAAATGACCGCCCCCGGTCTTGCACACCGGAAGCGGTCAGGCGAAACAAACCCTTTTGAAGTTAATGTTTCAAACGCCTTTGAACATTATATCACATGGGGTTTAGCTTTGCCATACCCAATTTTGAAAGTTCAGGTGATATAATGCGAAATCCAAACGGGTATGGAACGGTTGCAAAGCTATCAGGCCAACGCCGCCGCCCATACATTGTGAAGAAAACCATAGGTTGGAATGACAAAGGCTATCCCATCTATGACATTATCGGCTATGCTGAAACCCGTGAAGCCGGGAACATCATGCTTGCTGAATACAACCGTGATCCTTGGGATGTTGACCGGGCCAAGATCACCCTTCAACAGCTTTTTGACCTCTGGAAAGAAAAGAAGGCCCCGAAGCTGGGGGAATCCAACCGTTCTTCCCTCTGTTCAGCGTTCAAGCATTGTTCAGCGTATGTGAACAAGCCTTATAAACAACTGCGATCTTACCAAATGCAAGAAACCATTGATGGTTGTGGGAAAGGGTATAGCACCCAAGCGGCCATCAAGAACCTGTGGGGCCACCTTGACCGGTTCGCCCTTGAAATGGATATAATAAACAGGTGCTTTTCCGAA